ATCAATCTTGATCGACGCCCAGAACGGTGGGAGTCGTTTCAAGCAGGATTGCCGACAGACTGGCCATTTCCCTGTCCCGAACGGTGGCCAGCATTTGACGATTCAATCGAAGGAAACGAACCGCCGGGTTTCTGGACGCAGTGCCGGGGTTCCTGGGGTTGTTATCAATCGCACGTCGCAATCCTTCGGTGGATCAAGGAAGAGCGACCCGGCAGCGTATTGGTCCTTGAAGATGACTGCGTATGGTGCGACTCATTCACTGTTCACGTGGAGCATTTTCTGTCTCGATTGCCCGGCGACTGGGGCCAGCTATACCTCGGCGGCGAGCACTTCGCGCAGAACAAAGGCTTGCCTCGCGTGGTCAACGAGGCGGTTCTCCGGTGCTTCAATGTCAACCGCACTCACGCCTACGCCGTCAGACAGGACTTCGCCGAGTTTGCTTTACGGTATCTCACGAAGCGCTTTCACAACAGGCATGTCGATTACGTTTTCGGAGAAATGCACGAGCGCGGATTCTATCCGGTCTATGCGCCGCGACGGTGGCTGGTTGGTCAGGCAGCCGGGGAGAGCGATGTAGCGAAGGATGCCATCGGGAGAAGTTCCTTGGTCAAGACGGAAGCATGGTGGAACTGTTTTCGATACCTAGACGAGAATGGAAACAAACAGACTCAACGGTGAGATATGGCTGCCGGACGACGGCGTGAGCGGGTGACGGTCTACAGCAGCACGCCTACAACAAACACTGACGGAGAACGTGTTGAATCAGCGATCAAGTTGTTTCAGCCGTGGGTAGAGATTCAGCCGGTACGCGGGACTGAGCAGTTCGCAGCCAAGCAAACGCAATCGCAAGTGACGCATATTGTGCGGATGATGAGCGACAGTTACAGCCGGACGATCACCCCCGCTTTCTGGCTGATACGCGCCGATGGCACTACGCGGCTCAACGTTGTCAGGGTCTATGATCCAAAACAGCGACGGCAAGAACTGGAATTAGAGTGTATAGAGCAAACAACGGGGATGTGACGCATGGGACTTGCGGAAGACATCCGATCCGCACTTTTGACGTTCGATGCCGTGACGGCTTTGGTTGGAACCGGAAGCTCATCGCGCATTTATCCGGATGCGTTCGATGAAAACGAAGTGACGATGCCAGCGATTTTGGTGGAAGTCGATAGCGACGATCCTCAGAACGATCTGTCGGGACGCGGAGGATTGCGAATTGGAATGGTCACAATCACTTGTCGCGCGGCAACACGTCAGGGATCAGTGGCCCTTGCAGATGCCGTGCTTGGAAATGGAATGAATCCACAAACAGGGTTGCGGGCCTATGCGGGCTCTGGTTGGGATGTAGACACAGTGAATTCTATTGTGACGACTCGGGTGCCAAAAGGAATGGGGACGCAGAAAGCCTATTGGGATACAGTGATTGAACTCGGCGCGAGCGCAACGGAGATGACGTAATGGGTGTTATGAAGACCCTAGGAATGACACGGAAGTCTATGCTCCAGCAAGGAACCGGCCTCCGTGCGCGCGGAACGATAGAAGGTGCCGAAGAATTGGCCCGGAAATTTGCGCGGCTAGGCGGACCGATCGGTCGGCGTGCAATGCGGGCTGCGCTCAATGCTGCCCTTACGGTTGTGGCCCGTTATGCTCGCGCCCGCGTCAACGCTACTCCCGCAGTAAAAGCCGAGTTGAAGGCACAGGCAAGAAGACTGATTGGGAAACGATTCAAAAAGCAATCCTCTGGAGTTGCGAAGGGTCAAGTGATGGCCAAAACCGGTTTTTCTGTCGGCTCGGCCTCGAAAAAAGAACAAGGCTGGAAAGGAATGAAGGGCGTCGGCATTAGCGCTCAGAATATCCACTGGTTCGTATTGGGCACTGACGAACGACGATTGTGGCATGGAAGTGCTAGAGGCCCCAAGGCGCTACATCCAACGGGACGAATTCGTCCTCTGCTGTCCGGGATAATGCAGGATGCCTTGGCAATGTCGCAAACGTCCGCTCTTGCGGCGGCTCGTACAAAAATTTCCCAAATTCTTTCCAAAGAAGCATTTCGAAAGGGGTAGAACCTATGGCGAAAATCAAATGCAAAGGCACGGCGATCGCGCAAAAACTTGCCTCGGTTTACACGACAGTAGCCCAGGTGATTTCCATCGATCTGCCAGAAGCCGAGAGCGAAACCTATGAGTCCGACACGCTTGATAATACGGATGCAGGAATTCCGTATGACGCTACGGGACGGTCAGAGGGCGGGTCGTGCGGGTTCGAGTTCTTTTACGATCCGGCCCTTGCCGGGCATAAGGCATTGACCGAATTGATCCGCGTCCCTCAAGACGAGGATTGGAGAATCACCTTTGCTGATGACGAAGCTTCTACGTGGAGCTTTACGGGCGCCGGCTTCACTTTGGGCGGAACAGTAGCCCTTAACAGCGGCTTGAAGGGATCGGCAAAGATCAAATTGGATGGGATACCGACCTACCCAAGCGGTGGTTCTGCGGACTGATTTCTCATGCAATGCCGCTTAATCCGCGACATGACTGGCGACGCGGATTCGGATTTCCCGACCGGCGTTCGACCGGCAGGAACAATCCTTGCATCGCCACCTCATCGCGCCATTCACATCGTCCTGTTGGTTGAAATGGGATGTGCTGAGCCCGCGGACGAAGACTGTCGAAAAGCAGCGAATATGTCACCGGAAAGGATGAGACTCGCACAGGAGGCCTATGAACGAATGCAGCAACGGATTGCGGCAGCCATCGACCCAGATGATTGGCCGGCTTTTGATGCTGGCTTGATGATCGGGTACAGGCCCGATGGGTCCTGTATTCCAGGGCCAAACGCGGAACCGGAAGAATCAGAATCACCCCTTTGGACACCGGAGAGTTACGAATGAGTGAAGAGAATGGGAAACTCGCTACAGTTGCCGAGCTGGTCACATCACTAAAAGGGAAACGGAGATACAAGACCGTAACCTTGCCGAATAGCGGCCTCATGGTCCGTATTCAGAGCCTGATGGCCGGAGAACAAAACCGATATGAGACCGTATTGTTGAGCGCGGACGGCAAGCTCGACAAGCGCCGCATGGAAGACGCCGAGTCCAGGCTGATTGTGAAATGTATCGTCGATGATGCTGGAAATCGGCTTTTTTCTGATGCGCAAGCGCCCGAAGTGGCCGCGTGGGACGGTGCCGACGCTGCCTTTCTGTACCGCGAATGCGCGGCCCATTGTGGGATTAACCGCAATCAGGAGATGGTTGAAAAAAACTTGCCCGAGATCCAGCCCGCCTCTTAGCGTACCGTCTGGCGGACCGGGCTGGTATTTTGGACGTGGACGGTCTACTTGGTTCGCTAACACCAGAGCAATGGTCAGAATGGGTTGCATTTCGTCAATTGGAGCCGGATTGCATGGACCGCATCATCACCATCTTAAAATTGGGACTCGCCGCGGTCTGTTGGTCAATGGGTCATACAGAGATTGATCCAGAGAAACTTGATCCGCTTAAAGCGAAGTTACACTCGACCGAACCGGCTTTGAGTCCGACGCAAGCAGCCATGGCCTTCTCAATGTTTGCCGGGAGACCTCGATAATGGCCACTGCCGGCGATCTCGTCGTGAACCTTCTCGGCAAGACATCACAGTTTGAATCTGCGATGAATAGGGCGCGTGGTAGGTTAGTTTCGCTCCACAGCACTGCTATCGAGACGGCCAAGGGGATCATTGGAGCATTTGCCGGTATCCGGGCGGTAGGACTCTTCACGGATGCCATCCGAAGCGGTGGGGAATTCAACAAGAGTATGCGGCAATCGACGGCGGTCATGGTTGGTCTGACCGATGAAATGAAGGGACGAATGCGAACGGCGGCCCTGGAGACAGCGAAAGCAACGGAGTATTCGGCATCGCAAACAGCTAAGGGATTCTACTATCTGGCGTCCGCCGGGTTGACCGCGGAACAACAAATTGCGGCGTTGCCAGCCGTAGCCCGATTTGCTCAGGCTGGGCAATTTGACCTCGCGCGTGCGACCGAGCTCTCCATGGATGCGCTTAAATCGCTTGGGTTGGAGTCGAAAGACCCGCAAGCAAACATGGCGGCAATCACGCGTGTGACGGACGTACTCGCCCGCGTAACGACGCTCGCCAACGCGAGCACGGAGCAGTTTGCTTTGGGATTGGCGAGGGCCGGACCGTCACTGCGCATTTTCGGAAAAAGCATCGAGGAGGGAACTGCGCTTCTTGCGGCCTATGCCGACCAGGGTATCAAGGGTGAGGAAGCCGGGACGGCGATAACGCAAGTGTTGCGCGATCTATCCCGAGCTGCCATTGAGTTCCCCGGGGCATTTCAGCAAGCCGGAATTGCGATCTATGATGCCGGCGGAAATATCCGAAATGTCGCGGATATCATAGCCGACTTTGAGAAGCGGTTGGGCAGTCTCTCGGATGCCGCGAAGACCTCGGCTCTCATGGAACTTGGCATTCCGTTCAAGTCGGTGCGCGCGTTGCTCACCTTGCTTGGTAAATCGGATGCGATTCGACAGTTCCAGACGCAACTCCAGCAAGCCGGCGGCTATGCCAAGGCGGTAGCCGAGAACCAATTGAGTCCAGCGGGACAAGCATTTCATCGCCTCGGTGTGATGGCCGCGGAGGTCGGCAGCAAACTGTTAATGGAATTCGGCCCGGCGCTAGTGCGCGTTGGCGAATCCCTAACATCGTTTCTCGGAACGATAAGCGGGAGTATTCCTGGAATCTTGAAGTTTGCGATAACGTCCTTTGCGGTATCGACCGCAATGTGGGCAACGGAGAAAGCGATCAGGATCATCACGACAGCGCTAGATGTATACCGAAAGGCGCAGGGCGCAGCGGCCAAGGCACTAGCCGTGTTTCATGCACTGTCTGGCCCCAAAGGTTGGGCCATACTTGCCGCTGGAATTCTGACAGCGGTCGGGGCGACGTGGGCCTTAAATAAGATGCTCGGTGAGGTGGGAAGCACAGCCAAAACCGTTCAGACGCAGGTTAGCGGTGTTGCAGAACCCTTCTCGGCAACGAATGCGAAAAAACCCAACGTTGCGGGCTTGGTCGCGGATCTTAAGGGCGCGGGCGCGGGCGCAACCCAGATTACTGCCCGCATCGCCTCTATGGCGGATTCGGCTTCAGATATCGACGATTTGACCGAATCAATCGAGCGACTTGGCGGTTCAATGTCGAAAGCTGGCAAAGCAGGGACGCAGATCGATAATAGATTAGCTGCCATGGCTGCCGCGACCAAACAAGCGATGGGACTTCGGGCCGCCGAAATGCTCGAAGCTCCGAAGTATGAGTTGGCCACCGTGCCCAGACCTCCGACAAAACAGCGCGCTCCACGGCCGCTTGAATGGTGGGAAGTGAGCGGTCGCCAATGGGGCCGGCTGCTCACACATTGGGAGAAACCCGTAGAGCCGGCGGCGCCAATTCCGCCTTCCGCGCCGCCAGCGTTCGCGCTAAAAGAAATCTCGGCTGGCTTTGATATCGAGAAAGTTCGCACCATTCGCAGCCAATTTACGAAATTGGCCGCCGAACCTGGCCTGATTGGAGAAACGGCAAAGGCCACTCGGGATGAATTGAATGGGATCATCGTGGCCTACAAGGATCTGGCAGATGCACAGGCGCAGGCACGAACGCCCGAGGCACTGAAACCGGAGAATGTCGCCGGATACCAGAAGGCCATCAATGACGCGACAAGAGCCTTTGAAGCCGCGGTACAAAATCGTCTTGGTAACATTACACAGCTACAAGAGCGGCTCCAATCCACCATCGCCGTGTTCGGCGATTTAGGCAAGGCCACAACATTTGCTAGCGAAGCCCTCAGCGAGATCAAGACACCGCAGGAAAAATTGGAGGAAACGAAGCGAAAAATTGAGGCCATCTCGGCATTGGGATTGGACGGGGGCAAAAAAACAGAACTGCTTGCGAAGGCGATGGAAGACTACGATAGCGCACTTGGAGGGCCTAACAAGCATATCGAGGATCTACGTCAGAAATTGGAGCAACTGACATCCGGTCTATCTGACGCAGAAATGGAATTGCGCAAGTTCGAGAAAACCAAGGGGGTCACGCCCGAGCAAATCTCCCAAATGCGTGCTCTGATAGACCAAACGAAAGCAGCGGAAAAAGCGGCCGAATTGAAGCATGAGGCCGAACAGACCACAGAGAAATATGCTACGCCCGCCGAGAAGTTCGCAAAGGAAAAGGGCAAATTGGATGAAATGCTGGCGGCAAAAGCGATTTCTCCAGAGACTTACGGGCGGGCGATACGGGAGTTGCGTGCCGGGAAAGAAGAAGCGGGACGAGCTGAATATCAACCCGTAGCCGCAATGCAACGAGGAAGTCGCG